GTTTCAATCCATCTCGTAGCTGCTATTAATGCTCTGTTCTTTTTATCATCTTGTTTATTATCCCATTGCGTAGAACTTGGGACAGTTTCAAAGTATGCGTCTGCTTCAGCTAATGTGACATAACTATTAGCATTAGCTCCTTTTATTGTTGCGTCTATAGTTGCTGCCACGATCTATAAAGTAATTTAGTTTTATTGTAGCGTAAAGAAAAAACCCCACCAATAATTGATGAGGTTTTATGACCACTAATTAAATAATATTACGCAATATTAGATGTATCAAGTGGTGAGTTAACAACTAAACGTACGATTGGAACTAAATCTGCATCGTATGTTAATGCCCACTTGTTACCTGTAGCTAACTGAGCATTTGTTGGGTTGTCGCCAGCATCTACCCATTTAGTACCCATAACGTGATAAGCACTATGGTAATCAACAGACATAACATCCTGCTTAGAAAGAATGTTTCTATCTGATTCAATACCTAATGGTGATTGCTGTCCTTCAAGAATTGTTCCTGACTTAATTAAGTAGCAGAAGAACTCAGTTTGATGACCAGATGCACCAGGAGGGTTTGTATTAACTTGTGAGTCAATAACAACATTCATTCCTGCAAACTGACCGATACTTCTTTCATTGATGCCAACACCACCGCCACCCCATTGGATGCCAGTTCCAGTTGATAATGCAGAAGTAGAGAATGTTAACATACCAACCTGATAGAGGTAGTAAGCAACAGATGGGTGAACTACGATTGTATCTAGTTCTTCTCCTCTTTCTCCAAGAAGTGATCTACCTCTTGCAACTGCTGATGCAGTTAAGAAGTTAGCTTCAGCAGCACCAGTACCAGCTTTTGCTAAATCTAAGTGATTAGCAGAAAGAGCAGATGCAAATAAACCTTGAAGATGGTTGAACAGTCTTACTGAGTTTAATTTGTTGATAGCATCTGCAATTTGGTTTCTGATATGACCCATTGGATCTTCACCAGCAGCCAATACAGCTACATCATCAACAGCGTAAGCAAAACCTCTATGACAGATAGTTGCAATCTGTGTTCCTGTACCGATTTTCTGTGGAGTTAAGAAACCACCGTTACCTGTACCCCAAGTTGCTGTGCCATCTAAGATTTCCTCAGTTGGAGAAATTGGGTTGAATTCTGGAACTTGTATTCTTGTTCCACCTTCTGATGCGTCAAGAAGTGCGTTACGCACAACAGCACCAGATTTTATAAATGCACTACGCTCTTTAATTGCTTCGGAAACGTATGTGCTGAGATTATTTCTCTTAACGATATCCGCTAATAGGACACCGCCAGAATAATTCTGAAACGGAGCAGCCATTCAGATTTACCTTTTTAAGTTTTGCGATACCCTAATCACAGATAAGGGGGTCAATTTCACAGAAATTAACTATTTAGTTTTAGCCTCTTGCTTGAGCACTGCTGCAAGCTGTGGGTCTTGTTCTGATAATAGCATTTGTTGAGTCAGGTTGCCCGTTTTCCAGGGGTTTGCCTGACCTGTTCCAGCATTTGCAACTGGGCTTGGTTTTGCTCCCATTCCTGCTGCACTACTAGGTTTAAAATGATGTTCCCAACCACTACCAGGGTTTTTGAGACTTGTGAGATAAGTACCTAAATTTTGTTCAACTCCACCATTAAGAACAACAACTTCTCCGTTAGCGTTCTTTTGTAACTTTCCTTGTAACAATGACAGAGTTTGTTCTGCGTTTATCGCTCCAACATTACTAATTGCTGCAAGTGCTGTTTGTTTTGTAGATGCAACTTCATTAGTAGTCTTCATCTCTTGTAACTGTTGAGATAAAGTTGTTATCTGTTGGTCTTTCTCTTGGGCTGTTTTATTAGCTTCTTCCCAAAGGGTTTTCCATTGACCTTGCTCTTCTAAATCTTTGGTTCGTTTTTCTTCTTTTTGTTTATAAACATCATCTAATTTAGTTTTGATGCCTTTAAATTTCTCTTGTGCTTCAGCAGCTTCTTTTCGTGCAGCAGCTACTTGTGCTTCAAAGTCTGCTTTTATAGCGTCAAGATTTGGTGCTTGTGGTTGAGAAGGAGTGTCAGCCACGGGCTGTTCAGCAGAAGTCACAGACTCAGACTGAATTACTTGTTCTTCGATCATAATTAGTTAGCTGAAGTAAATTTTTGGATTTCGGCAATTAATTCTGCCTTGTTATGTCTTTTATCCAATTCAAGACCAATGGTACGACCATAAGTTTCAAGTTGGGCTTTAGTCATTTTTTCAAAGTCAGCAACAGTTTCCTTTTGTACTTCTAATGCTTCTTTTTTTACAGGTTCTACAACTGGCTCTGGAGCAGGACAAGCAGCAACAATTTGTTGTGCTTCTGTTATGTGTTCTACTTCTTCCCATTTATAAGAACCATCAGGTTGAAGAACCCTGTCTAGCGATTTAGCCATAATAATGTATGTACTTGTCTATCATTGTATCAAACTATTCAGATTTAACCTCATTTGCCGAGGGTAAAACTTCACCTTGTACCAAAATATCTCTAAATTCTTCTCTATCAATTACTTGCTGATCAAATAATGAGGTTAATGCTGTAATATCTTGTCCTATTAACCTTTCAATATCAAAATCTCTACTAATTTTTACTTCTGGAGGTTCTATTCCTACATATTCAGCAGATAAATTAAATGCCTTTTGTAACTTCTGCTCAAGTTCCATAGACACCATTGCAAGCATAGAGTTTGTATCAACACGATCTAATCTGCGAGCATCTGCTGATTCTGCAACAAATTTCTGTTGTGATAATGTACTGATCCCTAATGTTGCCATTTGCATCTGCAATTCTTTTATTTCTGCTGATTGTGCTTCAAATGCACTGGAAGCTGGTTCGACATAGTAAACTTTATTGCCAGGTTGGGTAGCCATTGCGTAGTTTACAGATATAGCAAGGTCTTTAGTCTGGTCATCATATCCTTCCATTACCAACATCGGTTGAGATGCAACGTGCAAACTATGTATTAAATCAGCTTGTCTTTGAAAATGTGCAAGATTTAAGTATGCAATGTCCAATAAAGGTGGTTTACTGACTAAGTTATCGGTTTTACCTGAATAAATAGTAACTAATGGTATTTCTCCTAAAGAAAACTCACCAGATTCTACCTGTGCATAATCTTTTTCAACTGAACCTGCTTCAAAATCACCAGTAGTACTTCCATCAGCAACATCATACATTTCTTCGATTTGTTCTTTTTTACGAAATACTCTATATTTTCCTGGTTCTATAACTCTTATCTGGTCAAATACTTTTTCTCCAAACTGACCACTAGGTAATACAGCTTTTTCTGCTATTCTTGCCTGTACTAAATTTCCATAATTAGATTCTCTATCTAATCTCCAGCCGTATAGATTTGTAGGGTCTACTTCGATCCAGTATGGTCTGCGGTTTTGTTGACGTTCTTCTGCAAGAGTTAGTGCTCCTGATGGTGCTGGATAATCTACAAGTATATGGCTTTGCCCGTATGTGAGAGAACACATCAATACTCTTCTTGCATATTCATCTAAATCTGATTTACAACCATCGACATCCATCTTGAACATTTCTGTCCAGTATGGATCGCCTGTTAAAGTTATTGGTTTTCTAAGAACTAAGCCTGTAGCTGCTCTTATTAATCTCTGTGTAAATGGACTAAATACTGCTCTGTTAACTCTTGCAAGGTAAGCGTCATAATCTTCTCTTGGTTCTAATGGTAAAAATGCTTCGCTGTTTGTTCTTAGGTAATCTGTTCCTTCACTGACAGCTTTCATTATTTCCCAACCCTTCATCATGTCTAAAACGGCTCTAGTTCTAGTAAAAGGACTGTCAACTCCTCCTACTGAAGTAGATGAGATGATGTTGGTTCGTATTGGGCCTGGGATTGCGTAAGTCATGTCAGCACTTCCATCTCCTTAATGCTAATGCTTTTCTAGTTGGTCTGCCTTTTTTGTCTTTTAATGGACCAGGCATACCCTTCATACGGGCACAGAATGATTTTCGTCTAGCTGCCCTTTTTCCTGTGGGGCTTTTTTCTGTTACAGGTGCTTGTAAGTTGCTGCCTGTTGCTCTGTTGTATTT